GTTGGTCCTAGGGAAGCATGAGGGAAACAATCGTTAACCTCCTGCGGGGGCCAAGCCCCCCTTCCCCTTTATCAAAAAGGGGAAGCCCACCCGAGCTTGATGTTGACGGCATCGGGGCGTCCAGAACGCTCTAAGTGCTCATCATCAACGCTCGCAACGTCGACGCGGATTTCGTTAAGAGGATACCCAAATCGGGCATCTTCCCACGGCATCCGACTGAGACACTTAAGCAAGGCACCAGTCCCATCAAGATGATCTTGAGGGGATTTGGCCACCACACGGTAGCCCTTGGTTAGAGGGCCGTGATGGTATGGATCCAGTTTCTGGAACTGATAACCCAGAACTGATTCCCTGCCAAGCAGCGGAGATGTGGGTGAAACGTTTGGGAAGAACGTTAGTAACTTCCCTAGGTAATCATCCATCCAGCTAGCGCTACTCCAGAGTCCAGCCCAATAGAGCTGGTTCCGAAGAGCAACCGCTGAAATCACACCGCTCGCATCCTGCCGTTGTGTAGGAAGTACTGATCGAACCTTGACTATTGACACGTCTTGGCCCTCGAAGTACTCTCTACCGCAAGACTCACGGAACCTTCCGGTCCAGTAAGACTTGCCGATGTTGACCTTATACCCAAAAGTATAGAGCTCATCGACAACGGACAGCACATAGTCTCTGGGGACAATCAAGTCGTCTCCAAAGACGCGCACCTGCCCAGCGAATCCCTTAATATGGGACCGCCGGAGAATCGGGGCGCTATGCTCCCTTTCTATCCCTAGAAAGATGATGGTAAGAAATACCATCGCCTCGATCGGGAAGCAGAGAGCAGAACCCATAGAAGCGAACTTGGCTAGGCGTAAAACGCCATGACCAGGGACATCAGCCTTGCGAGACCGTGAGGATTGGACTGCCTCAAGCAAATGAGGAAAGTCTTCCAACATGGTTCGTACATGCTGATTGGAAACACGATCGGATGCTTCGCTCAAATCGAGCGTGGCTAGATCACCGCTGAGTGATCCAGACATGGCTAGGAACCGGTTAGGTTCCTGGTCATCGAATCCGACAACGCGCGAGAGGAAACCATCCTCTTTAAACGCGTCAAGGAAACCGCGAAGAATTGCCTGCTGTGCAAACTGCATTGCAGTTGGTTCAATCGCGATTATCCGGGGTGTTTTCAGCGTCTTAGGTACTGTGATTACCCTTACGGGAATCTCAGCGCCGGGTTCGAGGAAGCTAATACTCGATTCCAATTCATCCTTAAAGGACGGATTGGGGATCAAGTATTCCTGAGAAGGCAAAACCTTCTCTAGGCGGGTGGTCCAGGTTCGCGAATTCCACTTTCCGTTACTGGAAAGCTTATCCGCGACAGCGCCTGGGCCATGCTTACCACGAAGTCTCCCCCAGTAGACATCTCTGTCTACTTTGGCGAAGAGATCGTGGAAAAGCAAGTTGGACATCCTCTTGAAATCAGCTAAATACTGAGGATCAAGTAGAGAGTCCGACTCCTTGACTTCCTGCTCACACTGAACATACTCAGACATCGCTCGCCTCTCACGTCTCGGGCTTACAACCCGAGTGAGCTTGCCTTGATAGGCTTGCTCAGGGAGGGCGATCTTGCTAAACATCAGCGTAAGCTGGCGTAAAGCATAGATTGCTTCGATGTCAGGACAGTCCAGTAGCGCACCACTGTCAGCGTTGAACACACGTCCAAGGAAACCTTGTAGGAATACAGGGAGACCAGTACGACGATCCTTCTTAAAAGAGGGAACGTCCGAAGGGACGACGAAACCTTGGTCAAGCCACTTTTGGGTAGCTTTTCCAAAGTCCGCCAGGGTTATCGCCAAAAACGATAGCCCCTCGTGTTCGACGCGACTCGTGACAGTTTTTATGTCACGAGTGGCGCTAGTGCAACATCGCACAGCCAACTCGTTGGCTGTGCAGGACCAGAGTGATATCAGGCTTTTCATAGTCCCTCCTTATCGAAGGTGGCTATTCCCTGCCTGCATCACGCAACGATGCTTACGAAACACCGTTACTTCACAAGCTCAAACGCACGGGCCTTGCCCGAACAGGAGAGCTTCACCTACCAGATACAGAGCATCGACGATAACAACAACAGCTACCATCACCTTTCGGGTGAGGGTGGTTTTGTTGAGATGGTCGGTCTCTCGGCGCCCAGCGAGTTGAACTCGTCGGGGATGCCGTAGGCGATGAGTAGGATCCTTCCGTCCGGAAGAATCATCACCATCACCTGAGACTCTGGAACCCACGATGGGCCGAGCTTCCCAGATGGCGAACGTATTACTACGACTCGCCGCCGAGGAGCTTGGTAACCATCGCGGACGAACCTGCTGCCAACATGGCAGCGTGGCCGTCATAGACGGCCTTGGCCTCTGTGGGCGTGTAACCGGCAGTCGGAAGATCGAACACGAGGTAAACAGACATGCTTACCTTCGTGTTCTCCGACGGTCGAAACGCGTCCGGGGCCATTTTCGAGGTGTTGATCCTCACCATCCGCCGGATCCGCTTCCCATAGTCATGGGAGGCAACCAGCTGGGTGAGCCCATCGCCACTCGTGTATTCGGATCGGTCGTCCCCCACGCTAACGCGCGGAAGGGCGATCGTCGAACCCGAGATGGTGATGGATGCAGGATCAGTGAATGACACAAGCATCACTCCTAGGAGCCGTTGAGGACTCCCATTGGCGTTTTGGCGCAGTAAACAGCGTCATCGCTTACTCTTGGTAATACCAAGAGCGGCGATAATGGACAGCTGGCGTGGAGAAAATCCTTGCCAGGTTAGTCCGAACCCAAAGGGTGTCGCCTGTACTCTCTGCTTCGTTTCTGAAACGAGTATGAGAGGCGCAGGTAGAGGGGCTTCCGGCCAATAGGCCGGTCCCTCATAGATATAGGTACTTTCGGAACGAACATGTTCCATCATGTACCCATACCTCAACACTAGACCGTCGGTGGCCCAACTAGAGACATTATGAATAACGTCTCCAAAGTTGAAGATCCAATCGGCGGCCCATGACCACGGAGCAACATTCCAGAGAACCTCTGGAGTGATGGAAACTCCGAAAAGCTTTTCAGCTTTTGCGGCGTAACCAGCCATCGCCCTACGAGACTTATAGTCCGCAGGAAGATGATAGGTAAACGCACCGGAGAACCATTGTTTCCTGGTGAATTTCTGTACCAGGATAACCTTGCCCGTACGTGGTAGACTGCTATATGAAGCTGGGATGGCTGAAGCCATAGCACCTATATAAGGTGCGACTCCAGACCTCACAACTCCACTTGTAGCAGTCTCGACTGATGGAAACTCAAAGCGTCGCCTCACCACGCGACCTGAATCTCGCTCATACTGAGCGAGAATCTTGTCTGCCTCACTGACGGACTTATACAAGTCCGAGATCTCAGCGAGGAGTGGTTTCCAACCGAACTCTGTATTCAAGTACTCACCTGCGGACTTCTTTCCTTCCGGATCGAGGTCACGCAATTGGCGAGTGCGAGATTTCCAGAGCGTATGCCCAATAATTTTGGGCAATCCCTCACGATATAATTCTATGAGGGCGGTGGAGAGGTTGGCGATGCTCTTGGTGGGATCGACGTTGGCGATAGCCTTCGTACCCAGACTCGTAAGGAGAGCATTACTGCTCGCCCCAGAGACTGGCTGCAACAGCGCACTATCCAGAGGACTAAGGGGAAGAATGTGTCCGTCTACACGGAACTTCTTCCACCCACGTATCGGCGGAATGCCGGGAACGTCAGACCAAGGGGTAGGTGCGGAAGCCCAAGAGTACGGAGTGGGAACACTCCGAATCTCAAAGGATGTTGTTGAGAATGGACCACCAAGATCGGAGAGAGAACCCTTCTGGGTTCTCCATCCGGGATGAGATTCTGACGCAGTAATCTGCGTCCCCTTTGCCCAAGCGGGCCAGCTATGATCAGACGGCCCTAAATTGGTCGTCTGAGCATAAGGACCCTGTAGGGTCTTGCTGTCCCAAATCTGGGCGTGAGCAGTACCCCTCTCATGAGGGAGTGCTCGCCGCCTAGTAGTGAGCAAAGGGCATCAGAGCTCCTTCTGGTTCCAGGGTGTTAATCACCCTGAATTTAGGTCTAAGTCTGCACTGCAGACCTAGACACAGTTGCACTGCGCCCTGGGCCCCGCAA